AGAACGGCGGTTTGTTCCGCAGTGATCGCCCCAGCTACGCCGAGATGGCAAAGTATGCCGCCCAGCAGACTGATATGTTTGACAAGAACGAAGAAGGCATCGCCTGCTTCTGTGGAGACTAAACAAATGAACCAGTTAAAACTACGCCCCTCCGCCGCCTCGCGCTGGCTTGCCTGCCCGGCCAGCGTGCGCCTGTCCAAAGACATTCCCGAGCAACCATCAGGCGATGCAGCAATGGCCGGCACGGCGATTCATGCGCTCGCTGAGACCTGCTATCTAACCGGCGATAAGCCGCAGAACAGCCTAGGCGCCACTGTCGAAGGCGTCGTCATGGCGCAGTGGCACGTTGACATGGCGCAGCAGCACCTGGACGCGATCCTCGAGATTGAGGACTTCGTCGGCGCTGAGAACGTCAAGGTCGAGGAGCGTGTGCTGTACGCCGACTGGGATACCGTTCTGTTGCGCGGAACGGCTGACGTGGTGGCCTTTAATAGCTACACGCTCATCATTGCGGATCTGAAGACCGGCGCGAACTACGTCGATGAGAACAGCGACCAGCTCAAGATCTACGCGCTCGCGGCCATTGCGTCATTGCAACTGGAGGGGATCGAAGAGGTGGAGCTGCGCATCGTGCAGCCACGCACTGGCGGTGTGCGCAGCCACAGGATGACGATCAACGAGCTGCGCAAGTGGGAGGACAACGTCCTACAGCCGGCCATGATGGCCGTCACGGATGAGAACTCCAAGCCGAGGCCGTCAGAGAAAGCCTGCCAGTACTGCCCGGCAAAGCTGACCTGTCCTGCGCAGCATGAGGCTTTCCAGCTGGTGGAGAAACAGCCCAACATCACCGCGATGACGAAGGAGGAGATCCAGGCCGTCATGGTTCGGCTCTCCGACGATCAGATCAGCGACCTGCTAAACCGCGCACCGATTGTCGAGGCGTTCATCGACAGTTTAAAAAAGCACGCGCTCAAGCGCATGGAAGACGGGGGCACGCTTGCCGGGTGGCAACTCGCGCCCAAGCGCGCCACGCGCAAGTGGAAGAGCGAGGCAAAAGCTAAGGAAGCGCTTACCGAAGCAGGTATTCCTGTGGAGAAGCTGTTCATAACTGAATTCATTACGCCGGCAGCTGTGGAAAAGCTGTTAGCAAAAGAGCAAAGGGTAATGCTTGAGGATTTAACCGTAAAGGAATCCTCGGGCGTCACCATTGCGAGGGACGCAAGCCTGCGTCAATAATCAACGCCCCGCAAGGGGAATCATCAACTCTTGAAAGCAAAACGCGAAATGCTAAATCTGTCATCTGGTGGCGGCAACGCCAACTATCTGCGCTTCTCCCCCCAAGCGAATGCGTGGACCAACTCCAACAACGAAGAAGTGCAACTGAAGAAAGTCGTCTTTGACTTTGACAACGTAACGACCGGCTGGCTCTTGCTTGGCACCGGCGTGCGTGACTGGCAACCCGATGCAGCCATTGGCCGCAAAGGTGCGCAGCCTAGCCCCGACCACAAACGCGGTTTCGAGGTGACGTTCTACAACAAGGAGATCGGCACCGCGTCGTGGTCCAGCAACGGCGTCGGTCCCAATATGGGACTCGAATCCTTGTACAGCCAATGCGCCGCGCAGCGCCAGGCCAACGAGGGCAAACTGCCCGTCGTTGAGTACAAGGGATCGCGCCTTGAGAAGATCGGACGCGGCACCACGCGCATCCCTCAGTTTGAGATCATCAACTGGATCGCGCGCCCGGAAGGCATGGGCGCACCGGCGGCGGTTGTCGACGAGGAGGAATATGTCGCAGCGCCGGCACCGGCGAAAGCCGCGGCGCCAGCGGACGATGAGATGTTCTAACCATAAGTAGAAGAAACGCCGGGGCCAGACGGTCCCGGTTTTTTTGACCCCGAAAAACTGCAAGGCACAAATGCAAGCCGAAGAAATAGCCAAGGCTTTAGGCAACGCCAAGAAGGTAAACGGCAATTGGGTAGCAAGCTGCCCAGTTCCAGGACACGGCAGAGGTAACGGAGACAAGAACCCCAGCCTATCCATAAGCGAGACGTCGGATGGCAAAACACTTTTCCATTGTCACGGTGGCTGCGATCAGGGGACGGTGTTCTCCGTGATCCGTGAGCGAGGATTGCTGCCGGAGCTCGAGGCCAGACCCGAGCCGCTGGCGCTCATCAAACCCATCACGGCCGTAACACGCCAGCTCGAGCAGGAGTGGCACTACACCGACGAGGAGGGCGTGACGCTGTATATCAAGCAGCGTTACAAGACGACCGACGCCAAGGGTAAGGATTACAAGCTGATCAAGGTCGACGAGGCAGGCCGTCGGCACGCAACGCTGGGCGATGCCCGGATCGTGCCGTACAAGCTGCCCGAGCTGCGCGATGCGATCAGCAAAGGCCGCTACGTCTACCTCACGGAAGGCGAGAAGGCAGCCGACGCCGTGATCTCGCTGGGCTCGGTGGCCACAACCAGCCACGCGGGCAGCGGAACATGGCCCGACGCCATCACGGAATACTTTGCCGGCGCGAACGTGGTGATCCTGCCCGACAACGACGCGCCAGGCTGGAAGTACGCCAAGAAGGCGGCGGCCAAGATCCTGCCGGTCGCCAAGAGCGTCAGGGTGATCGACCTTGGCGGCGAGGCGCTGGGCGATGACGCCTTCGAGTGGATCTATAGCCAAGGCAAGACGCGCACGGACCTCGCTGATCTGGTCAAGGGGCAAGCGCCCATCACCAGCGAGCAAGAGGTCCATGCGCCAGAGCGGCTCAAAGAAAAGCCGGCAACCGAGGCAGCGCCATCAGCTGAAACGATCCCCGTAACGATTCCCGACGCGCCCAAAGAGCAGCCAAAACGCACCCTCAAGCTGGAGTCATGGGACGACATCAAGGACGAGCCGGTTGAGTGGCTCATCCATAAGGTGCTGCCCAAAAAGGGCTTTGCCGCGCTCTATGGCCCGCCAGGTAGTTTCAAGTCGTTCATTGCGCTGGACCTGGCGGCTGCCATTGCGCGCTCGCAGCCCTGGATGGGGCAGGACTCGAGCCCAAGTGATAACGGGGCAATCATCTACATCGCGGGCGAGGGTCACGGGGGCATTGGCGCACGGATCAAGGCCTGCCGCATCCATCACGGCATCGACAACGGGGCGCGGATCTACGTCCTGCGCCACCAGGTGAACCTGCGCTCGAGCGCCGACGACATCAATACCTTGATGCTCTCCATCGCGCAGCTGCAGGAGGATCGCGGCTTTGTCATCGACCTGATCGTCATCGACACGCTGGCCCGTGCCTTCGGCGGTGGCAACGAGAACAGCAGTGAAGACATGGGCGCGTTCATCACCAGCTGCGGCCATTTGCAGCAGGTATTCGCGGCCGCTTTGCTTGTGATCCACCACAGCGGTAAGGATCAGGCCAAGGGGCTGCGCGGCCATTCGTCGCTGCTCGGGGCCGTGGATACGGAGCTGGAACTCCTGCGCTTTGACGATCAGCCGCGGGGCGTGGTCACCATCAGCAAGCAAAAGGACGGCGAGGATGGTGTCCGTTATGGGTTTGAGATGGTGGAGATTGACATCGACGAGCCAGGCAAGAACGGGCTAGGACTTGATGAGCCGCGCAAGTCGTTGGCCGTGAATCCGAGCGACGGTGATGCGCTGGCGCGCTCCGATGAGGCCAAGAAAGTAGGACTTAATCGCTCAGGCAAGGGAAAGAAACAGCAGATCGCGGTGCAGGCGTTAAGGGACGTAATTAACGCTAAAGGTACACATTGGAAGGTGTCTGTCGGTGTCCGTAAGTGCGCGAAGGTGGAGCAGTGGAGAGATGAATTCGCCAAAAAGATGGGCAACGACGAGGCCGGCAGCGATGCTTTTAGAGCAGCCTGGAGGCGCGTAAGGAGCGATTCTGGACGTCCGTCTGACGTGAAAATCGAAGGAGATTGGGCCTGGATCGAGCAGTTTGAGGAAAAGACAGATGAATACTTTAGACCTGGACGAATGGTCGAATCGTGTGACGAATCGTGACGATTCGTCCACCCCTAGAAGAGCGGTCAAACGCGTGTCGAATCGTAGCAAGGGTATATCTTGCTACGATTCGACCGCCCGATCTCACGATTCGTCACGCTGTGTCAGTGGAGACTAACTTAATGAAGAAAAAACAAAGCAGAAAACCGGGGCAAATTCCGACGCCAGTCGAGGTGCAGTTTCCTGAGTCTGAGTTCTCAAGGTTCTTTAAGGCGCGGATGGTGGAGCTGGACCGCATTAAGCGCGAGCACGAGGATAAATGGGGTGTGAACAGAGTTATTGCTTTGGTTGACGTAGAGTTTCGTATCAAAGTGTGGAAGCAGGCCGAGCGGGTCTGGGAGGCGGCAGGGACGGAGGATTTCAACCGGCTGGCCGCGGCGTGCGATGGAATGATTCGCGCATACCGGGCGATGGACAAGTGGGCGGTTGACGAAGGCATTGCGCCCGCGGGTGGAGTCAAGGCAATCGAATGGGAGATGGATGACGGGGCCGTGATGGCCGTGGTGCAAACCGAGGCCGACGCGGCGGCGTATCAGCGCACCAGGCCGGATGTCGGCAACCGTCATATCTGGTCGATGCAGGAGCTGGTGACGATGCTGGAAAGCGGTCTGGGTAACGACATCGCCAGGCTCAAGGCGACGCTCGGGATGCCAGCGACTGTCGTTAAGGTCGAGGCGAACGGATCTGGGTTCGACGACTTTGATAACGATCTGGACCTGAAAAAGCCGAGCGCGACGCCTAAAATGTTCCCGACCGACATGAAACCGCTGCAGAAGATGCGCTAGACGCGTTTAACGGGCGTATGGGGCGCTTTATGTGGCTGGTGGTGTGTGGGGTGCATCGAATGAAGAAAACTGACTGGAGAGCGTTTTAATGGCTGGCACGCCGAAGAAGAAGTCCGACCTCGAGTTGCTGAACAAGATCGGCGAGGACACGATTGTCGCGATGTTTGAGGACGGGAAGTCCATCGCGGACATATGCATCGCACTCGGAATCGGCAAGCGCGCCCTGGACGTCTTCATCGACGAAAATGATCTGTCCCCTAAAATAACGCGCGCGCGTGCGCACGCAGCGGATTTGATGGCCGTTGAGACCGTCCAGATAGCCGACCAGCTGGACGAAGACCATCCTTCGAAGGCGGCGCTGCGCATCAAAACGCGCCAGTGGATCGCCGAGCGGTGGGATCAGAAGACTTACGGCCTACAAAAAGCGCAGCAGATCAACATTAACGTCCAGGATCTGCGCATGAACGCGCTGCGGCACGTCGAGGTGGTCGAGGACTTATCCACAGAAGTCACGCCCAAGTTGTCCACATAAGCTTGTGGATACGCGGCCAAGTGCCCAAAAAAGCAGCAAAACGCGGGTTTTGCACGCATCACAATTTGACATAATGACTCTTGTATTTCTTTGCAAACGTAAGCTACGCGTAAGAAAGCAATGAAATCAACGACTTAGCGCAGCGCGGCCTCGAGACCGCGTGTGTGCGGTGCAGCGCAACTTGTCCACAGCGGCGGCTCGGGCTCCTGGCCGCGGACGGCGCGAGACCCCCCCTCGGTCGGCGCGGCGGCGGGGCGGTTGTGGCGGCGCTAAACACCTACCGATTCCCAAAATCCGAGACTTGCGTACATAATCACGTCGCCGCACCCCCTCCCCCCCCACCCTCACGAACAACGTGCCCGCGAAAAAAAATTTAGAAATTTTTCCGGTAACGCTGAAGGAGGCCAACGAGTTTGTCGCCGCAATGCACCGCCATAGCAAGCCAACAGTGGGGCACAAATTTAGCGTTGGAGTTAGGTCTGACGGCGCTTTGTGTGGGGTTGCGATTGTTGGCCGACCTGTGGCGCGCCGGCTGGACGACGGAGTGACGGTGGAGGTAACCAGGCTTTGCACTGATGGAACCTTCAACGCTTGCAGCATCCTTTACGCTGCCGCGCGGCGTGCCGCCAAGGCGCTCGGATACAGGCGCATCTACACTTACACATTGCCGGATGAAGGCGGGGCCAGTCTTCGCGCTGCCGGCTTTATGCTGGACAAGGCCGATGCTGGCGGCGCGTCCGCGATGTGGCACAGCCGAGACAACAGGAAGGCGCAACCCGTTGGCGACGATCTGGTCGGTGGCAAATGGAGATGGATCGCTTGAAAAAAAATTTAGAAGTTGAGCTGGCGAATAACCCGTTTGTCGACTTCGTCAAGCGATACAAGAACAATCCGGTCCTGTTCGTGCGCGAGGTGCTCAACACCACGCCGGACGAGTGGCAGATTGAGTTTCTGAATCACATTGCCAAGGGCAACAGGCGCATCAGCGTCCGCAGCGGCCACGGCGTAGGCAAGTCGACGGCCGCCGCGTGGGCGATGCTGTGGTACCTGTTCCTGCGTTTTCCGGTCAAGATCGTGGTCACCGCGCCGACGAGCAGCCAGCTGTACGACGCCCTCTTCGCCGAGGTCAAGCGCTGGGTAAAGGTGCTCCCGCCGATGCTTGCCGACCAGCTCGAGGTCAAGCAGGACCGCATTGAGGTCAAGGATGCGAACACCGAGGCGTTCATATCGGCCAGGACCAGCCGAGCCGAGCAGCCCGAGGCGCTCCAGGGCATGCACAGCGATAACGTGATGCTGGTGGCCGACGAGGCCTCGGGTATCCCGGAGCAGGTCTTCGAGGCCGCAGCCGGCTCGATGTCTGGCCACAGCGCCGTGACGCTGCTGCTTGGCAACCCGGTGAGGTCTAGCGGCTTTTTCTACGATACGCATAACCGCCTGTCGGGCGACTGGGTGACGTTGCGCGTTTCCTGCGAGAACTCGCCGCGGGTGAGCCAGGCGTACATTGAGGAGATGAAGTCTCGTTACGGCGAGGAGAGCAACGCCTACCGCATTCGCGTGCTGGGCGAGTTCCCGCGCAGCGACGATGACACCGTGATCCCGATGGAGCTGCTCGAGATGGCCCTGGCGCGGGACGTTTCACCAAGCGCGCACGCGCCCGTGGTGTGGGGCCTGGACGTCGCCCGCTTTGGCAGTGACCGTAGCGCTCTGTGCAAGCGCCAGGGTAACGCGCTGCTGGAGCCCATCAAGACGTGGAAGAACCTCGATCTGATGCAGCTCACCGGCGCGGTGGTTGCGGAGTACGAGATCCTAGCCCCAAGCGCCCGCCCCCGCGAGATCCTGGTGGACTCTATCGGTTTGGGCGCTGGCGTTGTTGACCGGCTGCGGGAGCTGGGTTTGCCTGCCCGCGGCATCAACGTCGCGGAGTCGCCGGCGATGGGATCGACGTATCGGAACCTGAAGGCCGAGCTATGGCACAAGGCCAAGGCGTGGCTGGAGGCCCGCGACTGCTGGCTGCCAAAGGATGAGATGCTGGTTTCGGAATTGGCTACTGTGCGCTACAGTTTCACCAGCAGCGGCAAAATCCAGATTGAGGGCAAAGATGAGATTCGCAAGCGCGGCCTGCCTTCGCCTGACCGGGCCGATGCGTTTTGTTTGACGTTTGCGTCTGATGCCGTAGTGGGCACTTACGGCTCGAGCGCGGGCACGAAGTGGAATCAGCCGTTGCGGCGTAATATTCCGAGACTGGCTTAACCTAAAAGGTGAATGCGATGAAGAGAACCAAGGCTGAGAAGAAGATTAGCAAGGTGATGACGGAGTACGGCAAGGGTAAGCTGCACTCCGGCGCCGGAGGTAAAGTTGTCAAGAACCCCAAGCAGGCCATTGCTATTGCATTGTCTGAGGCGGGTAAATCCAAACCCATGAAGAAGGGCAAATGATGGCCGAAGAATACGAAGAGGGCATGAAGTGCCCGCCCGCCACGGGCGACGTTACGCTGAACCTGAAGAACCGCGGCCGCGCCATTGAAGCTGCGATGTACGGCCCGGAGAATCCAGCGCTGCCTAATACTGGCTTTTGGCGCGAGATGGCCAAAGAGTGGGAAGTTTCGCCCGAGGACGCGAAGATGTCGCGGTGCGGCAACTGCGGCGCTTTTAACCGCAGCGAGGAAATGCTGCAGTGCATCGCAAAGGGCATGGGCGAGGACGGCGATCCGTGGTCGGTGATTGATGCCGGCGATCTGGGTTACTGCGAGATCTTTGACTTTAAGTGCGCTGCCTCGCGTACCTGCCGCGCCTGGATCGCTGAAGACGAAGAAGTTGAGGGCGAAGATGAGGGCGAAGAGTACGCCCCCGGATCTAATGCTGCTATGGAAGGGGAAGACGATGAAAGCTAAACCTGCTGGCTTGTACTCCAACATTGCCGCCAAGCGCGAGCGCATCAAGGCGGGCTCGGGTGAGCGTATGCGTAAACCTGGTGCCCCCGGCGCCCCCACGGCCGGCGCTTTTAAAGCAGCGGCCAAGACGGCCAAGAAACCGAAGAAATGAAGGTGGCAATCGTGGTGGCGAGTGTCTCTGGCAAGTGCTTGCCGGTGATGCTCGCCAGCTGCCGCGAGTACGCGCCCGCCGTAAAGGTGTATCTGCGCACGCCCTTCAATGCCCCGCAGTACGACGTTTATAAGCAGGTGCGCGGCGCGGCGAATAACTTCGGCGCCGATTACAACGAGATCATTGATGTCGCCTTTGCCGACGGGTATGACGGCGTGGTGGTGGCAAATGATGATGTCGTGCTGACGCCGACCAGCTACTACGACCTGCTTGATGACGTGGTGACGCTGCAGCACGAGGTGGGCGAGCCTATCGGGTGGGTGGTCTCGCGCTGCGATGCGGCGCGGCCTATGCAGAACATTCGCAGCAATCCGTTTAAGCAGGAGCTGCAATTCTTCAAGTTCCCCTGGGAGGACTGCATTTGCCCGATGGAGGTGGTCTCGCCTATATTCGGTTATATCTCGCGCCAGGCGTGGGCGGTGGCGAAGTTCCCGCCCTTGAACTGGTACTCGGATGACGTTCACTGCCGCGATTTGACGGCCGCGGGGTACGAGAATTTCTTATCGCGCTCGTATGTTCATCACGTCGGATCGCAGTCGACGGGGATGGACGGCGAGGCTTTGACGCTGGCGGCGGTTCCCTGGATAAGAGAAAATCGGCCAGAATACGCACTTGAGTGGTTTGGGGCGCAGCAATGACGATTAAACGCGGTTCCGAGGTTTTCTCTGGCTATAACAAGCCAAAGCGCACGCCTGGCCATGCCACTAAGTCCCATGCTGTGCTTGCAAAGTCGGGTGATGCTGTCAAGTTGATTCGCTTTGGCCAGCAAGGCGTGAGCGGCTCGCCCGAGGGCAGCAAGCGTAATGAGGCGTTTAAGGCTCGTCACGCGCAGAACATTGCCAAGGGCAAGATGAGCGCGGCGTACTGGGCCAATAAGGTGAAATGGTGAGGATATGAATACAAACGAAATGCCCGTGTCAGTAGATGTCGCAGCGCCGCAAGTCATGGATGACGGCGAGCTGCAGGCGATCATTAACGGCGAACTGACTGACGCTGTTTCTTATATTGATTCGGACATTTCTCCGATTCGTGCAAAGGGCACCGAATACTATCGCGGTGACCCGTTTGGCAACGAAGAGGACGGCCGCTCGCAGGTCGTGGCGATGGAGGTGCGAGACACGGTCTCGGCCATGATGCCTTCGCTGATGCGCGTGTTCTTCTCCACCGAGAACGTCGTCGAGTTCGTCCCCCGCGGGCCGGAGGACGAGGCCAGCGCCCAGCAGGCTACGGACTACGCCAATTACGTCTTTACTGCCGATAACAACGGCTTTATGCAGTCTTATGCGATCTTTAAGGACGCATTGGTGCGCAAATGCGGCATCGCCAAATACTGGTGGGAAGACACCGCCCAGGTGCGAATTGAGGATTATTCGGGGCTAGACGATCAAACTGTACAGCTTTTGATGTCTGAGGACGCCGAGGTCAAGATCGTCGTCTCGTATCCCGACCCCGCCGTCTCGCAGGAAGAGATTGCGGTGGCTCAAGCCGCTGCTGCCGCCACCGGCGTGGAGGCTCCGCCCGTGCCGATGCTGCACGACGTGCAGATCAAGCGCGTGGTGCGCGATGGTCGTATCCGCATCATGGCGGTGCCCCCCGAGGAGCTGATCATTGATCGGCGCGCTCGCTCGTTTGAGGAGGCCGGGATCATCGCTCACCGTCAAATGCTCACCGTGGGTGAGTTGCTCGAGATGGGCTACGACATGGACGAGATCGAGCCCAATATCTCGTCGACCGATCTGGACACGAACGACGAATATCTGGCTCGCCAGCCGCTGTCGACCACGATGGGATCGAATGATTCGATGAACCCGATGCAGCGCCGCCTGCTGTACGTTGAGGCGTATCTGCGGGTTGACTATGACGGCGATGGGCTGCCTGAGCTGCGCAAGATCTGCTGCATGGGCTCGTCCTACAAACTGGTTCGCAACCTGCCCGGTTCTTATATTCCCTTCGTCGACTTCCCGTTTGACCCTGAGCCGCACACCTCGCCCATTGAGGCGATGAGCGTTTTCGACATTACGCACGACGTCCAGGAGATCAAGTCGCAGGTTCTGCGCAATACCTTGGACTCTCTGGCCCAGTCGATCCACCCGCGCACCGCGGTTGTCGAAGGCCAGGTCAATATCGACGATGTGCTCAATAACGAGACCGGCGCCGTGATTCGTATGCGCGCTCCGGGGATGGTGCAGCCCCTGTCGCAGCCCTTCGTGGGCCAAGCTGGCTATTCAATGCTCGAGTATCTGGACCAGCTGCGCGAGGACCGCACTGGCATGAGCAAGGCCGCGATGGGTCTGAACGCTGACGCGCTGCAGTCGTCCACAAAGGCGGCTGTTGCGGCCACGATCAGCGCCTCTCACGGCCGCATTGAGCTGACTGCGCGCATCATGGCCGAGGGTTTCAAGAAGCTCTTTAAGGGCATTTTGTACCTGCTGACCACGCACCAAGACAAGCCGCGGATGGTTCGCCTGCGTAATCAGTGGGTCTCGATTGACCCGCGCGCTTGGGATGTGGCGATGGATGTGTCCGTTAACGTGGGTCTCGGCCAAGGCGACACGAATGAGCGCCTGCAGGCTCTGACGATGATCTCGCAGATGCAAAAGGCGATTGTCGATCAGTACGGACTGATGAATCCGATGGTCACCCCGCAGATGTACTCGCGCACGCTGCAAAAGATGGTGGAACTGTCCGGCTTTAAGGACGCCTCGCAGTATTTCCAGATGATCCCGGCGGACTTCCAGATCCCGCAGGAGCAGCCCAAGCCCACGCCGGAAGAGGTTTTGGCGCAGGTTCAGGCCGAGTCGATCCAGGCTGACATCCAGAAGAAGGCCGCGGAGCTGGAGCTCAAGCGCCAGGAGATGATGCGCGACGATGACTTCCGCCGCGACCAGCTGGCTCAAGAGTTCCTATTGAAAAAATACGAATTGGAATTAAAGTACGGCACCCAGATCAGCAACGCCGAATTGATGGCGATGCAGAATGTGGACCGTGAGGCAATGCGTCAGCAGACGGCAATCGTGCAGTCTGCTATGCAGGCAGCTCAGGCACCGCAAATGCCTGCCCCCATCAACTTTAACGGAATGGCTCAATGACGGAAGACGAGGCAGTAAGAAAAGGCCGTAAGGCGCAGCAACTGATAGAGGACGAAACTTTATCGGCTGCGCTGGCCAAGTTGGAGAACGATCAGGTTTGGGTGTTCAAGTCAACGCGAGCAGAAGAGACGGCAAAGCGCGAGCAGTGCTGGTCAATGCTCCGGGCAATTGAAAATTTGCGGCTTGAGCTCACAAAGGTGATTGATAACGGCAAGGTGGCGCAGCGCGCCATTGAGCGTATTCAAAAGAAATAACTGAAGGATTTTTAACCAATGAATGCACCTACGCCCCAGGCAAGTGCGCCCAGCGGCCCCCTAAATATGGACCAAGCGGTCCAAGCACTCTCCGCAATACTGCCTCAAGAAGGACAACAGGAAAGCGGTGAGACGCAAGAGTCGCAACCTCAAGATGAGGACGCGACTGCGGCAGCCCCCGAAGAGCTCGCGGAAGACGAAGACAATTCCGCAGAGCAATCGGAGGCTGAACAACCTGAGTTAGAGGAAGACACCCAGGACGAGGCAAAGCCCGAGATCTTCACCGTCAAAGTTGACGGTAAGGAGGTCGAGGTTACTTTGGACGAACTCCAAAAGGGCTATTCACGGACTCAGGATTACACCCGGAAAACGCAGCAGGTTGCCGAGGCGCGTAAAGCCGCCGAAGCTGAACTGCAGGCAGTCCGGGCCGAGCGAGAGCAATATGCTCAGTTGTTGACGGCGTTAAGTGAGCAAATCAAGACCGCGGCAGAGCCTAATATCGACTGGGAACGCCTCTACCAAGAGGACCCAATCGAATATGTGCGGCAGCGGGAGGTGATGCGAGAGAACCGGGAAAAGGCCGCGGCTATTCAGGCCGAGCAGGCGCGGCTTGCCGAGATCTCGCAAAAGGAGCAGATGGCGCAGTTTCAGGCTGTGAAGGCCAAAGAGTCTGATGCGCTCATTGAGGCGTTGCCGGCGTGGAAAGATCCCGCGAAGGCGAAGGCCGAGAAAGCGATGCTCGTTGAATTCGGTCAGAAGATGGGATTCACACCTCAAGAGCTTGGCAACATTTACGACCACCGGGTGGTTTTGGCGCTGCGTAAAGCCGCGCTGTATGACCAGATGCAGGCCAAACGGGCCAACATCAAACCGGCTAACAACGGACCGCGACCTGCCAAGCCTGGCGCAGCAGGACGAGTGTCTCAGATGAGTGATAGCGCTCGAGCAAACCAGCGTCTTGCCAAAACCGGCCGCGTCGATGATGCGGCTTCTGCAATCGAACTTCTTTTATCGAGGTAAATCATGGCTATCGTAACCAATACCTTCACGACCTACTCTGCCAAGGGTATCCGTGAAGACCTGAGCAACGTTATCACTAACATTGCTCCCGAAGAGACCCCGTTCATGTCCAACATTGGCCGGGAAAATGTGACCAATACTCTGTATGAGTGGCAAACCGATACGCTCGCGGCGGCCGCGGCGAATTCGCAGCTCGAGGGCGACGACGTGACGTCTTTTGACTCCGTCACCGCTACCGTGCGTCTGCAGAACTATGCGCAGATCTCCCGCAAAACCATCGTCCTGTCTAACACCGAAGAGGTGGTGAACAAGGCCGGTCGTCGCTCGGAAGTCGCCTACCAGATCGCCAAGCGTTCTTCTGAACTCAAGCGCGATCAAGAGTTTGTGATGCTGAACAACGCTGGCACTACCTCTGGTAGCACCACCGCTGCTCGCACCACCGCTTCTCTGCAGGCGTTCATCAAGACCAACGTGGACTTTGATACCACCAACGGCGTCAGCCCCACCTATACCACCCTGCCCACGCTGGGTCGTACTGATGGCACCGCGCACACCTTCACCGAGACCATCCTGAAGAACGTGATTCAGAAGGTGTGGACCGCTGGCGGCACTCCCAAGATCCTGATGACCGGCCCTGTTAACAAGCAGCGCGTCTCTGGCTTCTCGGGCATTGCCTCTTCGCGTTTCAACATCGATGGCGGTGCGCGTCCTGCCACCATCATCGGCGCCGCCGACATCTATGTGTCGGACTTCGGTAACGTGAACGTGGTGCCTAACCGCTTCCAGCGTGAGCGTGACGCTTTCGTGATCGATCCCGATTACGCCAAAATGGTCATTCTGCGCCCGTACCAACAGGTTGAACTCGCCAAGACCGGCGACGCTGAAAAGCGTATGCTGATCGTCGAGTGGGGCCTGAAGGTTCTGGCCGAGAACGCCCACGGTCTGGCTGCTGACCTGGTGACCTCCTAATCGGAGACGAGGGGATCAGGGAAACCTGGTCCCCTTTTTTAACTTTTAGCCAAAAAATGACAAATTCAAAACTGTTTGACGTAAACAAAGACCTAGGGATCACCAGGACGTGGCACTACGACGAAGAAAAAGACGAGGCCACCATCCAGACGCAGCAAGATGTGTCTGCGATCATTGAAGAGAACAAGCAAGAATTTAATCAGATGGATGAGCGCGCACGCTGGGGCGAATGGTCCCGCGTGGCGTCGATTCCGCTGAGTCTCTACTACCAGCTCAAGGCCGAAGGCAAGCTAGAGGACGAGGCGTACATGAAGCGCTGGCTAAACGATCCAGAAAATCGTCATTTCCGCGTGCGTCCGGGGCAGGTATGAAGACGAACTACATCGCTGTCTGCACCCCTGCGCGTGACATGGTTCACACCATGTTCACCTACGATCTTGTTAACCTCGTGTGTCACCACACGTTAAACACAAACGACGCGATCTCGTTGAAGATCTCCGAGGGTACGCTGATCGCAAACCAGCGCGCCGAGCTATCGCTGGATGCGATGCGCGAGGGTTGCACGCACCTGCTGTTTATCGACTCGGATATGCGGTTTCCGCAGGACATGATCTCGCGCCTGCTGGCGCATGATGTGGATATTGTGGCGACTAACTGCGCCAGGCGCCGTATGCCTACCGGGCCGACTGCTCAGATCTATAAGGAAAACGGCGACCGCGAGCTAGTCTGGTCGATGCCAGAGAGCACCGGACTGCAGGAAGTTGGCTCTGTTGGCATGGGCGTGATGCTCATCAAGGCTGGCGTGTTCAAGGCGTTAAGTGAACCGTGGTACGAAACGCCCTGGCGTAGCGATAAGCGTGGATACATTGGCGAGGACGTGTTTTTTTGTAAGAAGGCGCGCGAAGCTGGCTTTAAAATCTGGATTGACCACGATGTGTCGAAGGAAATCGGACATATCGGGATGTTCGAGTTCAAGCACGATCACACTTGGGCGATCAAGGATCTGGAAAAAGCGAAGGGAACCTAATGGCACTGACGACATATACCGAGCTGAAGGCGTCGGTTGCCGACTGGCTAAACCGCACCGACCTAACCAGCGTTGTCCCGGACTTCATCGCTCTGGCAGAGGCTCAGATTGAGCGCACGCTGCGCACCCGCCAGATGATCGTGCGCGCTACCGCGTCGATCGATACCGAGTACAGCGCTGTGCCGGCTGACTTTCTGGAGACCAAGTCGATCAAGCTGAACACGAACCCGGTTACGGCGCTCACGTTTGAGTCTATCGACGCTCTGGACAGCCTTAAATCTACAACTTATATATCTGCGGGTAAACCCCAATATTTCGGCATTGTGGGCGGCCAGATCCGCGTGCTGCCGGTGCCGGACAACACCTATACCGCAGAGCTGATTTATTACGCGAAACTGACTAAGCTGTCTAATTCTGTCGCGTCGAACTGGCTGCTTTCGCAGGCGCCTGATGTGTATCTTTATGGCTCGCTGATGCAAGCCGCGCCGTATTTGAAGGATGATGCCAGAATCCCGGTATGGGCTGCGATTTACACTCGGGGCCTCGAGGAGCTGCAGATTGCCGACGACCGCGGTGCTACCTCTGGCGGTGCCGTGATGATGCGAGCCAGGACTTTCGGATAAGGAGTGTTTTAAATGTCATCGTTTACCGACTACACCGAGAACCTGGTTCTTAACTGGCTTCTCACCACCAACAGCGCCACCCGCCCCACGGCGTGGTATATCGGCCTCTTCACGGCTGCCCCGTCCGACACGGGCGGCGGCACTGAGGTTTCTGGCAGCGGTTATGCGCGTGTCGCAACCGGCACGATTACTGTATCTGGCACGTCGCCTACCAATGCCACGAACTCGGCCGCAATTGAATTTGCTGCGGCCTCTGGCGGGAACTGGGGTTCGATTGGCTGGGCAGCAATTTTTGACGCCTCCACCGGCGGCAATATGTTGGCCTGGGCTGCGCTGTCTACCGCACGCACGATTAACGACGGCGACGTTTTGCGTATTCCGGCCGGCGATCTGGACGTGACCCTGACCTAATCATGGCTGCTTACGGCGTAGGGTCATATGGCGTAGGCCAGTATTCGGACCCGAGGGTCGGCTATGGCTATGGCTCCTATGGCGCAGGCAACTATTCTCGAGGTTCGTTTCAGCCGAGCCTGACGATTGCGGCCGTCTCATCGGCGACTATCTCGTCGGTGCGTTACGCCATTGGCGTCGTCTCTATTGCGGCCACCTCCACCGCGGCGGTTTCCGCTGCCGCTGTTCGCAGCGCCTCGTTTAGCGTCTCGGCCTCGTCTTCGATGGCGGCCGCGGCTAACGTCGTCAAGGCTGCGTCGGCCCAGATTTCCGCTCAGTCGACGGTTTCGATCAGCGCCCTACGCTACGCCGTAGGCGCTTTCTCCGTTGCCGGTGCCTCGTCGGTCAGCTTTTCCGCGGTGCGGTATGCGGTGGCATCGTTTGCGGCAAATGATGTTAGTGCGATGTCGGTCTCGGCGGTCCGGGTGCCTTTGGTTAGCATCCTGATTGACGCCTGGGCAGACATGACGGTGAGCACCAGCGTCATCGTCAACCAGGCGGTGACGATTAACGCCGAGTCGGCAGTTTCCATTAATGGCGTTCGAGTCCAGCCTGGCGCGATTTTCATTGCATCTAGTTCTGGCATGAACATCAATGGTGTTCTAAAATGGGTGCCAGAATCTGACACGGCAGAAACATGGACGAGCATCCCGGACACGGACGAGGTCTGGACTGCGGTTTCTGACGAATCAACAAGTTGGGTCGCACAAGACGACACCGCAGAAACTTGGACCCCTATTTCCGAAAACTCTGAAACGTGGCAGATTGCTGCATGAGGTGATAAATGGCCGATACAACTACCACTAACCTGCTTCTGACTAAACCGGAAGTCGGTGCCTCCACGGATACCTGGGGCACCAAGATCAACACCGACCTCGATACCATCGACGCGCTGTTTGATGCCGGCCCTATTTTGAAGATTACCAAAGGAGGAACCGGCGGAGCTACGGCATCAGCTGCTCGCACGGCCTTGGGGTTGGCGATTGGCACTAACGTCCAGGCTTACGATGCAAACAATGCTGTGACCAACGTGGCGCAGTCATTTACCGCAGCCCAGCGCGGATCGGTCTCCGCTCTGACTGACGGCGCGACCATCACCCCCGACTTTGCTGTTGCCAACAACTTCAGCGTTACGCTGGGCGGCAACCGCACCCTGGCCAACCCGACGAACCTAGTGGCTGGACAGTCTGGGGTTATCAAACTGACCCAAGACGGAACTGGCTCTCGCACGCTGGCCTTTGGTAGCTACTGGGACTTCGCGGCTGGAGCTGCTCCAACACTAACCACCACGGCCGCTGCTGTAGATATCCTGGCCTATTACGTTGACAGCACGACCAACATCACCGCCCGTCTGATCGGAGATCGCAAGTGAGCGTGGTAAACGCCATCCCGATGCTCTTGGGTGACGAGGGCTACCAGATAAGCCGCTCGGTGCGCCTGCGCTCGAGCGCATCTGCGTACTTCAACCGCACTCCTAGCACCGCCAGCAACCGACGTACATGGACATGGAGTGGGTGGGTTAAACGTGGAAGATTATCATACGATCAAGCAATATTGCTTTCTGCTGCCCAAACAGAAACCGGAAGCAAAGGCACAACTGACATCAGGTTTGGATTCAATTCTTCGGATCAGATTGGCGTTGATGTTGCTGGGTTTGGAAACTTAAACACGACAGCAGTTTTCCGCGATCCTTCCGCTTGGTATCACGTTGTGTTAGCTATGGACACTACGCAGGCCACCCAGTCAAACAGATTCAAGATTTATATTAACGGAGTTCAACAAACAGTTAGTGGCGGCTTAACAATTAACCAAAACGATGATTTTGCAATTAACAACAATGTTATTCAATATCAAGGTTTGTTCTTTCGTGTAAGTTATTACTATGATGGTTACCTCACCGAGATCAACTTCATCGACGGCCAAGCCCTCACGCCCAGCAGTTTCGGTGAAACCGACACCTTGATCGGCGTGTGGAAACCCAAGAAGTACACGGGCACCTACGGCACTAACGGCTTCTTACTGAACTTCTCCGATAACAGCAGCAACACCGCTACGACCATCGGCAAGGACTACTCGGGCAACGGCAACAACTGGACGCCCAACAACATCTCGGTGACCAGCGGCTCGACCTACGACTCGATGCTGGATGTGCCGACGCTGTGGGCTGATGGTGGGAATGGTCGGGGGAATTACGCCACGCTGAACCCGCTGTCTACTGCGGCATTCACGATTTCCAACGCCAACCTTAACTGGTCGATTACTTCATCGGCCAGCAATGCGCTGTATCTGAAATCTACTATTGCCGTTTCTAGTGGCAAATGGTACTGGGAAGTTACGCCGACCGACGTCGGTGGTGGCCCCAATCTGTTCATCGGCATCCAAGACTCGACGTACTCGCCGAACTCTGCTGCGACCGATAACGTGACCAGCGGATACGCCTACAAAGCTGACGGCAACAAGGTGACTGGCGGCACGGCTTCTTCCTATGGCGCGTCCTACACGAACAACGATGTGATCGGTGTGGCGCTGGACATGGATGCCGGAACGCTCGTTTTCTACAAGAACAACACAAGCCAGGGGACAGCGTTCTCTAGCTTGTCTGGATCGTATCTTCCGCTTCTTGTTCATAACGTCGGCGGCACATCTCGCACTACCGCTGGCTCTGTCAATTACGGCCAGCGCCCCTTCACCTACACCCCGCCTACCGGCTTCAAGTCCCTGAACACCACCAACCTGCCTGCCTCGACGATTGTGCAGGGCAACCAGTGGATGGATGCGACGACCTACACGGGCACTGGTGCAACGCAAAGCATCACGAACAGCGGTTCGATGCAGCCTGATTTGGTTTGGCTAAAAACTCGCAGCACGATTTCGTCTAACCTGTTGTATGACGCGCAGAGGGGAGCGCTGAACTACCTCAGTTCCAACCAGACTGCGGCAGAGGCATCGCTTGCGAACTCTTTGACTGCATTTAACAGCAACGGATTTGCGCTGGGCAGCGATGGCAACGTTAACGGCAGCGGCACTACTTTTGTCGGCTGGCAATGGAAAGCAGGTGGCACTCCCGCTGTAACCAACACCGCAGGCAGCATCACCAGTACTGTCAGTGCCAGCACGACTTCTGGGGTCAGCATTGCAACCTATACCGGCACGGGCGCTAACGCGACTGTGGGACATGGGCTTGGTGTTGCTCCAAAGATGATTATTTGGAAGAACAGAAGTGCAACAGCTTCTTGGGTCGTTTGGCATACCAGCTTTAGCGCAATTCAGTATATCTATTTAAACCTTACCAACGCTGTTTCATCAAGTAGCGGTAGTACGGTAATGAATAGCACACTTCCTACAAGTTCAGTATTTAGTCTTGGAACATATTCAGACGTTAATGGTAGCGGAAATGGAATTGTTGCCTACTGTTTCGCCGAGGTCGCAGGCTTTAGCCGCTTCGGCAGCTACACCGGCAACGGCAGCGCGGATGGGCCGTTTGTGTTCTTGGGGTTCAGGCCGCGCTGGGTGATGGTCAAGAAAACAAATTCAACCGGCTCGTGGGCAATACTGGATTCTGCGCGGGACACATACAATCAAGGGTTCAAGTCGCTTTACCCCGACCTGAGCAA